GGAATAAGAAATAGGTGATTTCATTGGGTTTTTTATAACCTAGTGAAATGAGTAGTTATTAAAAAGTTAACTTTGCCCTCAAGATTTTCCGACAATGTCCGATAAGGATTGAGTAGGTAGCGAGATAGATAACAAACAAGGAGCAAAGATAATGGAAAAGAACAAAAACACCCATCCTGCAAATAATGAGTTGAAAGACGTTCCAGTATTCCCCTTTCAAGGGATTGTTATGCTGGTTTTTCTGATAGCAGTTCTAGCTAACTGTGTTTCTGAATGCAAAAAAGGTTTAGATAAGGAGTTTAAAAACGAACGTGCCCGCATCTTTAACCAAAGATAAACCTAAAGGTTTTTGAAAATAGCCCGATAAGGATTGAGTAGATAGCGAGACAGATAACAAACAAGGAGCAAAGTTATGAAAGTTTCTATGATCATCCTAGCCATCGCCTTGACAGCTTGCGGAACTAAGAACTCTCAATCTAATGCTGCTGCTGTCGAGGATGTTGAGATTTTGAACGAACGTGTTGCTAAATTGGAAGCCGAGCTTGATGCAAAAAACAATGAAGTTCAAATTCCAGATGTTCCAGATGTTCCAGAAATTAAAACTGAGGAAGTTAAAAAACCAGCAATTAGTCAGGAAGAAATCTGGGCTATTGAGGATATAGCAGCTACTCGCTATTCTAATGTTGGTGGTGTGATCACCTACACGGTACAACATACATATAAAAATGAAGATGGTAATGTAATTAGGACCAACTATTCAAAATATGAAAATCTATCCTACCCACCGAATAGCTATACCTGGATTACCGAATCACAGTGGAGTTATAAACATAGTATCTGGCTCATTATAAGAACAAATGGCGATACCTCTACTTTCGAGAACGCAGAGAAAGAGTACGAAGCATTCAAAGCAAAACAAGGAGCGTAAAATTACAAACTGGATCATTTTAATTACCTGCGGCAAGAGCAAACTCCCTCACCCATCTCCAGCGAAAGATCTTTATACCGGTACGGCATTTAGATCAAACTGGCGGTGGGCTTCCTCTGTTTTTCCAGAAAGCCAGATATTCATCATATCAGCTAAGCATGGGCTGTTGCGCCCATCTCAGATAATTGCCCCCTACAATCTCAGAATGGGAGCTCCTGGCTCGATTTCCCGCGACATGATCCAATCCCAGGCAGAAGCCCTTGGTATCGCTCAGAAGCGAGTCTGCTTCATTGGGGGTGATGACTACATGGAGGCCATTCGGACAATCTGGGCAGATGTGAGGCATCCGACAAAGGGGCTGGCCCTTGGTAAGAAAGCCCAACTTCTGAAAAGGAACCTGGGTAAATTTCCGTATAAGGATTAAGAGTTGTTCTTAGCCATCTCTTCGCTATCTCTTTGTAAACCTCAATTTCGACTTCGGTTGCCGGTACGAACTCATTGACGTGGAATTTATCCATGCTCCATCGGTTCCGAGCTTCATTGAAAATCCAAAGATAATGAAAAAACTCGCCATTGCTTTTCATCAAACGACCAAGTCGATTGTCCCCTGTTCTCATAATCTCGCCGATCCTCATACATCTCCCAAGTATGGTTAGACCCAGTTTGGATCTTGTTACTAGATTCAATTGGCATATCAGTATGGGCAATCATCCAGGCTTTCCCCATTAGGGGGCCATTGAACTTCATCTATGGCATTTTGATATATCTCTATGCTCTCGTACTTTGGCTCTGATGGATTCAATGCTTCAAGCATAGCGAATATCCGATCTACATCCCTCGGCAGTCGTACTCCAGAGTTTGCCATCCTCTGCCCGATTTCATGTATCTGATCATCCGAATGATTAGCAAAGGCGATCCGAACGGCTTTGTTAAAGTCTTGGATCTGGTTGACATATCCGTTTTTTTCTTCAGGCAAGAGCCCGTTGTTCTTGAAAAGGTTGACCACTTCCCCTGGCCTCAGCTTAGCTATCCATTTATCCATACCCTTTAATGATGATGCGTTTTCGTATTCTTCATCATCATTTGTCTTCTTATTTTTTTTCTTCTTAGGAGTTGTTCTTCTTAAGGGGGTGGGAATCCCAACGGTTGGATTTTCAACGGTTGGATTTTCAACGGTTGGATTTCCCACGGTTGAAAATGGCGCATATATCCATTCATGAGGATCGAGCAGGGTATAGGCCATTACAAATGACCTCCCTACCCTGATCTTTTCTATCTGTAGCATTCGACGAGCTATGGCCTCAGACTTTGCTCTCGCAAGCATGGTTCTATGATTGCCAAACCGAGGCATCAGGTAGGTGTCTTTAAGTTGAAACTCTTCGCTATGTCGTAAGATAGCTGAGACTAAGCGATAACATTCATTGGAAATAGTTCCATTGAGCCAAGCATCCTTAAGCTCATTTGGTTCGCAAGTGTATCCACCTGTTTCAAGTATTATCTTCTTAGCTTTGAGATTTGATATTGGCTTAAAGCTACTTTGGGCTTGATTTCTGGGGCTATTATTCATATATATAAATCACTTATTTTGTTTTCCAGCCCCCGCGAGGTCACAGCTCTAAGGGGCTAAATTTTTTCCCGAAATGATTGAATCAATCTATATGCCTATCAGGGAAAATCAATATAAATAGCATCCTATCCCCTTTCTAATATCCCAAAATGCCCGCATGAAAATAAATCTCAGCCAAGCACTTTTGGCTTCCATATCTCTAAATCTTTTGATAGATATATCCCCTCAAAGCCGCTCTGGATAAGCTATAGCGGATAACTGATGGAGTGATATCGCATGATCATGCGAGACGATCGCAACGATGAACAATTCCTTTCTCATCCCTTCCTTGTCATTGCCACCGATACATATATGTCCGGCTGGGGCCTCGCTGAAGGCGGCAAAAGCTATGTAGCTTGGGCTTGCCGAGAATGTGATATTGATGAAGCAATAGCAAAACTCAAAGCTCGCAAAGAAATGCGCCGTATACGCTTATTGTTTGGCTCCTATCGCCCAAAGGGAAAGGGAGATTGCCATGTCTATGTATTCAACCCTTGATGGAAATGGTTATAGGAACCACGAAACTTATATGGTGATCATTACGATTACCAATGAGCTTTGGGCATTGCTGGAAGCTAGGCGCAGGCTTGAGAAGAATGCAGCATTTCAACCGGAAACATTCGTTGATCTCATTTTTAAAATAGACCCAACATTCTGGCCCGATCTTGATCTAGTAGATTGGGTACAAGTAGCCTTGGCGGTGCTCGATGATGACTGAGAATTGGTGCCAGATGTGCGATGGCTCAGGAGAAGGCTATGCGCCTGACTCTCGATGCCCTTACTGCAAAGGGCGAGGGGTTCGCCTGGAAGAGTATGAACCAGAATACGAAAGGGGGGATGATGATGACCCAATCACTACATGAAGCTCTTTATAAGCTAAGACAACTCGATGAAGCAGAGGATGTTGTTCTATTGGACCATCTCCAAGCTATCGAGAACGTCAAGCAAAAGATTGACTCTTACCGCTATGTGATCGAACAACTCTCATTGCAGGAAGAGTATAACAAAAAGAAAGCCTCTGATCATGATTTGCTAGCGAAACGCTATAAACAGATGGCTGCGCGATGCGAGGAACGATTACTTTGGAATCTCCAGCAGGATGGATCGAATGAAATCAGAGGGAATGATAGCGTAGTTAGAATATTCAAAAGCATCCAAGTAAAGATGAAGCGAGATATTCCCGCTGATGATGATTTTGTCAAATACCATGACTACATAAAATACTCTTGGAAATGGGATATAAAGAAGATAAAATCCGAGCTTAAAGCCGGATCGGCCAATGCGCAAGAAGTCGCCGAACTTATATCTTGCGATAACCTAAAATGGAGTTACAATAATGGAACTACTGGCGAATGATTGTCTTGATCAAAAAACCCTCATTGAAAACCTCATTAAAGCATCAGCTGAGTTCCATCCTGTTGAGGCGAATAGATCAGTAAAATACGGTCAGACAAATTTCAAATATGCGAATGTCAATGACTGTATCGCGGCAACAAAAGCTCATCTTTTGAAGTATAATCTATTTCTCATGTTCATTACCTCGACTAATGACAAGCTTGTTACTGTTCGATGTAAAATACTATCCCCTACAGGATCGGCCCTGCTCTTTGAGCCAATCACCCTTACAGCTAAATCATCCTCAGCTACAGATATCGGGGCTTCTATTACCTATGCTCGTCGCTATGCGATTGTATCAGCTCTTAACCTCGCTGTTGAGGAACCCGATATAGAACAGATCGAGGGAGCAAAGCATCCTGATTTTGAAACAGCAGTTATTCAAAGGCAGCCAAAGACAGAACCCGTTTTGCCCCCATCCCAAGTAGCAGCCATTAAAAATGATGCCGTAAAAGCAAAACTACTGGCTACTATCAGGGTACTTTATGCGAACGCAACCGAGCAGAAACGAGATGCTATATCAAACTTACTAGGTTTCGCATGGGCAGGGCTCAATAATATGTCTGCGAATGAATTAAACGAGATAAAGGACGCCTTCAATGATCAATAAAGTTTTTCTAATCGGATCGCTCGGCAAAGATGCTGAGCTACGATATACCAATACCGGAAAACCAGTGCTCGGATTTTCCATAGCCACCTCCAAAAGCTGGACGAATCCAAATGGAGATAAGGCCGAGAAAACCGAATGGCATAACTGTACCATGTGGGGAAAGAATACCGAGGTCATTGCCAAATGGTTGACCAAGGGTAGAAAGATCTATGTGGATGGTGAACTGCAAACTCGCCAATACGAGAAAGATGGGCAGAAACGATACATCACACAAATCATAGTAAACGAAGTCAAATTCCTGGATAAAGCCAAGGATCAAAGAACACCTGATAGCCCTTCTATGCCCTCTTTTGATGAGCCAAACGCGAGTCTCGATGATGTTCCCTTTTAGGTAGTCATTGAATAACCTTTGCACGCCTGCTAAGATTTTGCGAAATCTCAGCAGGTTTTTTTATGCAAACTTTAGTCGTTTCGACCGAGCGAGAGGCACTTGCCTATTGCGTTAAACATCGTCCAGCACTTTCCCTCTCATTCATTCGGCCATCGGGGAGGGCTATTGCTCTATGGCTTAGATCGGATAATGGCGATGCTGAGCTATACTCTCTGAAACTTGGCGGTAAGAAAAAACTTCAAATACTGCTTATGATCGGAGAGTCGAAATGTTCAAACTCACGGGTAACAGAAAGAAAACTCATGCTAGAGATAGGAATGAATCCGTAAAACCTGTCCACCGACAATTAAAAGAGAAGGATATAGAAAGCCTCATCCTTGATTATCTCAAAGTCATTCCCCAGTCTCGCTTCTGGAAAAATAATACAACCGGAATATTTGATCCAGCCACAGGGAAAATGCGGCTGCTTAATGGAAGGCATCATGCAAAGGGTGCCGCTGATATTTTAGGCGTTATAAATGGCCGCTTCGTGGCAATTGAAGTAAAGCGCCCCAAAGGCAAAGTGAGTGATTCGCAGGAAGACTTTTTACAGAGTATTGTCAACGCAGGTGGCATAGCATTCATAGCTTACAGCCTCGATGATGTTATTATCAACTTTCAAAAGTTTGGAGTGATCGAATGAGAATCGTAACAATTGTAAGCGCACTTATAGGTCTGCTAGCATGTAAGGATATGCCAGTATCGCAGACAAAGTACGCAACCTTCACCTTTGGCCGTGATCGCATCCGAGCCATGTCGATGCTCGATACTATCGACCGCCAGGGCTATATAGACATATCTCTTCAATATCAAGGCATGTCTGTCAGCTATGATCAGGATCAAGCCATGCGGCAGAATATTGCCAGGGCCATCAGGGAATGGACCTCGGCCCTAGATCCCGCCACCTTCCCAAAGAACATTCCAATCGTCAGAATCGGATGCTGCGGCTCTCATACTGTTATCCTTAATCCAGCTGTGTCGCGAAGCTATGCGCTGCCAGAACAAAAGATAATCTACCTCGCTGGGCAGTATATCAATCAATTCGATCCCAATAGCTACAAGACCATTTTGCATGAAGTTGGTCATCTCATGGGGCTTGCCGATACATATTCAGAGCCAGGACGCCAGCAGCCTATCGGACAACCACAGTCGGTAATGAATTATGTTTATATCCATGATCGCCTGCAACCAGACGATGTTTATGGCATCCGTGCGCTTTGGGAGTACATGCGCTATCAAGGCCCTTTTTGCCGTTACCCATACGGTGTTGGTGGAGCTTTGGAGAATCCAGGGAATATTGCATTCTGCGTCCCACAAGGCCCGACACCACTGACGATAGACTCAATTAGAGAGCTGCACGACTCAGCAGAATATACTGACTAGACGAATACACGGGGAACTTACAGGTAGGGCACTCGATAGAAGAGGCTTTGTCGAGCAGCAAAGCAGGATAGATAGAGCCCGGAACCCGGTAACGCTTTCCCCGTATCCGATAGTCCTCGCCACAGTTAAGACAGAAGTGCATGATGGGCGCTTTACGCCTAGCCGGTCCTTCGCTCTCACCAAGATAAATGAAATCGTCCCAATTGGTCATATAGCCCCCAAAAAAAACAGAGAGGCCGAAGCCTCTCCACCTCGCTTCAGACTAAGGATGGGATCATTCCTCGGTCTTAACGTCCTGAGAGCCCTCCACCACTGGAGCTTCAGGCTGCTTCAGGCTAGAGGCAAGTTTTGCAAAAATCGTCGCAACTTCTTTATATGGTCTTTGCGATAAAGTTTCCAGTAGTTCATTCAGATAGTTTTCATTGACAAGTATCCATCGTTCCATCACTGACTCCTTAGAGCAGGGCAATAGCGCCCGTATTATCAATTGTTAGCGTTTTTGTCACAGAACCGTTTGGAGAAATTAGCCTGATGCCTTTCCCAGAGCCAGCTAGAAATATATCTCCCCAAAACTGATTGCTCGATGTTGATGTCGAACCAATCGTAACTGTATTGTTACCTCGACCAGTCGTTCCAGTTCCAATGATTATCTCGTTAATAGTCTTTGCGCCAGAAGTACCATTCGTTCCAACACATGCAGCACCAATATAAATAGATGATTGAGCATATTGAAGACCAGCAGCACAAAATTGACCAATAAATATATTATTTACTCCATCAATATTCGCTGTGCCTGCGGATGCACCAACAGCGGTATTGTTTCCTCCTGTATTGTTATTCAAAGCACCAGAGCCAACTGCGGTACAGCTAGATCCAGTTGTTATGACCCGAAGCGCGTTAAGTCCAATAGCTGTATTGTTTCCACCCGTCGTCAAATTTGTCAAAGACGATTGACCTACACCAACACAGCTTGATGCAGTTGTAATTTTATTTCCTGATATCGACCCTATAAATACATTGTTTGAAGCTGTCGCTGTTCCAGCACCCACGCCAGCAGATCGACCAATAATTACACTGTCGGAATGAGCAACAGTTGAAGCGGTTGTAACACCAATTCTAACTGTATTAGTAACAGTTCCAGTATCTATAGTAGTTCCCGTCAATAAACCTGAATTTCGTACTTGGAACTCAATCGCAGCGGTGCTATCGCGAACAGTTAATGCCGGGGTAGCGGCTGATATATCAGAGCCAGTAACCGTAAGACCATTCACCGCGTCCCATGTGAAATTTACCGATGCTCCAAAAGCTCCACTATTGTTAAACTGAACCCATGTATTGCTTCCGGCTGGCGTTCCACCTCCGCCACCAGATACAGTCTGCCAAGTTCCATCGGCTCTGAGGAATTTTAACTGATCGCCCGGCGATGATGTTGGAACACCACCTAGGCTTCCACCTGATCCAGCGCTAGCCGGTGCGAATGCCGGAATATCTGATAAGGCGAGAGATGTCCCAGCCGTTACAAGACCTTTGGCATCGTAAGTTATCTTGGTTGCAGTCCCTGAAATGATAGCAGCGTTCCCAGTTACCTTTGCATCCAAAGCAGTTTGTGTAGCGCTAGATACGGGCTTATTAGTATCAGAGGTATTATCTACATTTCCTAGTCCAATATCGGTTTTCGTCAGACTAACAACACCAGTCTGGCCATTGACAGATGAAACACCAGCCGTCACAGCTACCCAGGTTCCATCACCGCGCAGAAATTTCAAACTATCAGTATCGTTTGGGGCAGGAACAGAACCCTGCGTCCCAGGTGATCCAGGAGTAAGGGAACCCGAAAATACTGGCAGATCTGTTCCAAGTAATGTCCCACCAGCCGTTACAAGACCTTTGGCATCGTAGGTTATCTTGGTCGCTGTTCCGGCTATGATAGCTGAGTTTGCTGTTACTTTATTATCAAGAGCTGTTTGTGTTGCACTTGATACGGGTTTATTAGCATCAGAGGTATTATCAACTAAGGACAAACCAATGTCGGCTTTCGATATAACAACATCGCCCGTTCTGCCCTGAACACTCGAAACAGCACCTCCGCCGCCAGATACAGTCTGCCAAGTTCCATCGGCTCTGAGGAATTTTAACTGATCGCCCGGCAGTGATGTTGGAACACCACCTTTTGTTCCAGAGCTTCCCGCCGAAGCTCCGACAAACGATGGAATATCATCAGGCACTAGATCAGTTCCAAAAACTATCAGACCTTTAGAGTCGTATGTTATTTTGGTTTTAGTGCCACCAGTGATCGCAGCATTTGTTGATACCTTCCCCGCAAGCGCAGTATCGACCTGAGCCGTCGTGTATGCTCCAACTTGGGCTGCTGTGTAATCGCCAGCTTGAGCAGTAACAGTTCCAATACGACCAAAGACAGAATCAACCGAACCACCCGGACCACCGCCACCTCCAGCAGTCTCCTTCCAGTCGCTTATTGAACTCGTTCCGACTGAGATATAAGACTTTTTATTGACTGTGTCGATAAAATGGCAACCAATCTCGATAGGGATCACAGTTGGCGATGCTGTGCCTTTAATCAAGTGAATCGTCATATCAAACTCCTTTCAAGGCACAATAGCGCCGAGCTGTGTGTAATGTCCTTCATAAGCGTTATAACCACCCATAGCAGGAATGACTCTTGCTGCAAGGTTTATATCAATTTGCCATATCTTAAAATCGCTGGTGGTAAATTCAGTTCCTGATACAAAGATATTTCGTCCATCGGTTGCTAGATATCGCCCATATTGAAAGTTACAAATACTTCCAGCATTGATCCATGATGTCCAAGTAGGACCACCATCGAATGAGCGATAAATGATATTATCATCCCCTAGATAGATCGGATCGCCATTGAAAAGAATGAGTGCACCAGACTGAAATGACATAACATTAGTCGTTGTCGCGGTCGTAACAGTTCCAGCCGGAGATGGCGTGTAATAGTTCACTCGGTAACTGATTGGTCCACCAACCGTAGCTACAAAATAAACACGGTTCCATTTATACGAGTAGATTAAATCGCTAGGATTATAATTGATAGATGATGGATTACCATTGGTTACAGTAATAGCCCTCACCTCAACGCCATCCCCAGGCGAGTAAACGTACACCCTATTGTTACAAGCTACATAAGCGAACCAACTCGCTGGACCACCGAAGTAACATGGATCAGAGCGATAATCTTGCCCGGTTCCAGCAGTTCCCGATCCAAGGTTAGCTGGCGGTATCGTCTGATAAGCAAGACCTGTGTCCTCTTGAACAACATATAAAAGACCATTTGGATCTTTGATAAACACTCCATACGGAGTTTGGTAACAAGCCCATAACTGATTTGATGTGTTGGTCACTGAACTAAGATATTGACTTAAAGTTGAATTGCCCTGCTGAACCCAATACGATCTCTGCTGTGCTAGAGCATTGATAGAGCTGGAATAAAATTTCAACTGATGGGTAGTAAACCAGTAAGCGTAGTTATTGCTAACACCAGCATTTCGCGCAAAGTCTTCTACGAGTGAAAGGTAACTAGCCTGATCTCGAAATACCAGCTTTCCAAAATGCTTCTCACTATTGATGTCATAGTACATAAAGTATGCGGCCTTATTAGTCGTCCAACTCGATAGAAAACCTGCCGTTGTCATCTGATATCCCCTCAGCTATAGGTACGGATCGTTGTAGCGTAAACATCTGTCGCCGCTGGTCCATACGCAACCAGAGTAACAGTTGAGGCTGTTGCCGTTGCAGCAGTGAGCGGCAAACCATCGGCCCATTTAACGCCAGCAGGCCATGTTATGGTCTGCGTTCCGCTTGTAGTCTTGAGAACGATAGTAAGAATACGGCCTCCGCTTAGACCAGTAAATGTGAAGGTGATGCTTCCGCTTATCGCCAAACAGCTAACTGTGTTCCATGATGAAAAATCCAAAGCCTGCGTTCCAGATGTTGCCGAGGTGAGCATACCGGCTACCTGCAAAGCCTGCCATGTTGCATCACCACGCAGGAACTTCCCTTGATCACCAGCAGCAGCAACTGGAATGCCACCTGTAGAGCTTGCAACGCCAGATGTTGCCCCAGTAAAGGAACCGATCCTAGCGTTAGCGATAGTCCCCGTTGTTATCTTGGAGGCATCAAGAGATGGAATCTGACTAGCAGTGAAGGTTCCTGTGGTTATTTTGGAGGCATCAAGAGATGGAATCTGACTAGCAGTGAAGGTTCCAGTTGTGATCTTAGCCGCATCGAGAGCTGGCACCTGTGCAGCCGTGAGGGATGACCAAGTTCCCTTAGTTCCATCGGAGGTCAAGAGCTGGCCGACAGTCCCGCCAGATATTTTATCAGCCGTAAAGCTAGGCGTTGCCCAAGTATAGTTACCGGCGGCAGCTCCGCTAGATTGCAGGATAAGCCCAGAACCGCTCGGCGTTGGAACCTCATAAGCAGTTTGCCATGCAAATTGTCCAGCCGTAGAGCCAGTTGCTTTTAAGGTTAAACCTGCTCCACCCGGCGTTGGGACGGAGTAGTTTATTGCCCATGATGCCGTAGTTCCATCAGTGGTAAGGAATTTTCCACCCTGTGCAGTCTGTGATGGTAATTGGGGAACAGTGACCCATGTCCCACCACCAGTGAGGAACTTATTCTCATCACCAGCATTGGCAGCAGGAACCGCTCCTTTCGTTCCGGCTATCACTGCGGTAGCCCCAACATAGGAAGGCAGTCTAAGAGCCGAAAGCGTTCCTGTCGTCACCGCCGAGGCATCAATCGTCACGCTTTGCCAAGAATAGTTTGTCCCATCCGTCTGGAGAAATTGCCCAGCCGTCCCTCCGCTCGTCACTTGGCGGATCGCTTGCCAAGTGCCGCCACCTGTCAAATAGGAAGCTTGTTGACCAGCAGCAGCCGAAGGAACAGCACCCTGCACTCCAGCTATGCCAGCCGTAGCACCTTGATATATAGCCATTCTGGCTGCGGCCACTGTTCCACTTGTAATTACGGAGCCGGAAAAACTAGGAGCAGTCCAAGCAAACGCACCTGCCGTAGTTCCATTTGATTGTAAAATGTTCCCAGCTATTGCTGGCGTTGGAACTTCATAGGTCGTTACCCATTCGACAGCCGTTGCGCCTGAGTTAACAGCAAGTTTCCTCGTAGCGTTGCCAGTTAAGACTGGAAAGGCCGTCTGCCATGAATAGCCGCCCGTGTTATATGCAAATACCAATGGGTTACCATCGGTCGTCGCTCCAGGTGTTGCCCAAGGATAGCCCCATGACACCTGAAGCTTAGTTGGATCAGTCGAAGCCGTACTAGCAAGTAGAACCTTCTTACCAGTAACATCGGCTGCCCCTATCGTTGGATAAACCGATTGCCATGATGGAGTCGCTCCATCTGTGCTTAGGAATAAGTTATTTTTCCCAGCCTGAGTTGGTGTCTGCTCATCGGTCTTAGCAACCAAGTATTCGACCCATGTGTAAACATGGTAACGCCAGCCGTTCTCATACTGGAGAATCGGCTTTTCGGGAGTTCCAGAAACTGTGCCATTTGAAGTTGTCCAACCAAATAGCTGCTCTTTGTTTGAAGGATCTCGCTTAAGTGCCGAGGCATCAAATGCCCACTTGATAATGTCCGTATTACCGCTTGCTGGTTTATTTGCTGGCATTTTATCCTCGTTACGCTAAGAGAGTGTATCGACCGCCTACACCCGGTTTAAGTTTCAAAGTTTTTCCTAGATCGGCATCTTTCACATATCCTAAACATATATGACCCAATGGGTTCTTGGCATAGAATGTAGTAGCTTCACTAGCATCATATGTTGGTAGTCCGCTTTGATAGGCTTCGACCCAGTTTTCGCTCATGCCATTTACACGCAAGTATACCAGATTTTGATTGTTAACTACACACTTGACGCGAACTAGATCGCTGGTGTTAGTGACTAAATCACTAGCAATCTGCCCAGAAGCGGAAGTAAAGATTCCCCATTCTTTTCCAGACTGATCATTAAAGGATATGAAGCCTTTATGCTCTGCCTCATCAGCAGGGGATTGCTTTAACTGGTTTTCTATCCATGTTTTGATGCCAGATGGGTTACTTTTCTCTTGAAAAACAAGTGAAATATTCAGGAAGTTATCAATAAAGCTAGCTTCCCAATAAATCGCCGGACCAGTTATCCCGCTTATCGGAAATGTATAACGGTTAATTCCATCAACATATGGTTCCCTTGTTAATGGTTCATCCAAGAGAGCATAGCCAGCGCCTTTAGGATCATTGTCCTCAGCAAACGAAAAGATAATATCTGTCGCAGCCTGATACTGTATCGTAACCTCGGCAAGACCTGGAGGTAACGGCGGCCATTTGCTCAGGATAGGTTGAACCGTTCCATCCAAAATAGTTACTTTTAATTTCCCTGGATAATTTTCTTCTATCTTTACATCAGCAGCTCGAAAGTAATTTTTGAAAAATGCTTTAGCCTCGTAAATGCTTCCTGTTCCAAATTGAGTAGCAGCCGCAACATAGATAGCCGAGCGAAGTTGTTCATCGCTCAGGCCGCTATAGTTGATTCCATAGAATTTAGCCCACTGCTGAAGTTGAACACCTACGGCTCTATCTACATCTCGATCCATTAAAAGAGTAAATAGTTGGCCCTCGACCGTTCCGAAAGCTGGCTGCAAATGCGCCTTAACCCAATCCTTAAATCTTTCACTTTCCTGATACTGGAACAGAAAGTGACTATCTACATCATGCGTGTCTACCACTAATTCTTTAGGCATAACTTACCTCATGGGACAACGGTGATGATGATGTTAGCTGGATCAATAGTACAGCGCTCAGTTGCAGTAGGTGTAATAACGGCATTTTCCTGCGGAGCACCAGCAGTCGAAAATTTCTTAGAGAGAATCGTCAGAGATGTTATTCCAGGAACCGTATTTACTGGCCCATAAAGCGTATGAGTGTAAAAGACTTCACCAATGCCGAGAGCGTTAATAGTGTTCTGCACCTGAGTCTTGATAAGGCTATCGCCATTGACTGGGTAAGCTGCGCTCTTTTTGATCTTAATCTCTACATAGAGAGCTAGGCCAGTCACGCTGCTAAATTGAAGGGTGGCAGGCTGTCCGTTAACATCAATATACGATCCAGTCCTGATAGCAGGACCAGTAGCAGTCGAGACGATCTGTATTCCTGGAGGATGCAGGTCATATATTTTTTGGGCAATTTCATTATTTAAACCGCCCTCAACATAAACTTCATATGAGTGAGCCGGGCGACCACTAACTGCTCCACCAGTAGGATTTTCAATGATACCAACATAGGTAACGCCTTCCAGCTTCTTAAGCTCTTCGACAATTCCCGTGATAGTTGAAGCGCCGGACTTAGTTAAATCGCCCATGAGACGTAGACGATATTCGGCATCGGTTTCTCTAGCGGTCGCCGCAGTTCCAGGACTTAGGTTAATGACTACTGGAACATCTTGAATGACACTCAAAAGATCAGTTACTGTATGGGGAGGAAAGCTTGACGCACCAACTTCACGACCTTCTGAAACGACGTATGGGTCGATGCTATTATACCAAGTGCTGTCGATATCCGATGTGCCAAGCTTGAATTTAGAGTCGAAGCTTATATCAGTCCTTGTCTCAAACGAATATTCATTGGCAGGGACTTTTGTCGATATGGTTTTAATCCAAATACCGCCAGTAGAAGCTGCAACACCAATGACTTCGATATCATTCAGATCCGTAAAGGTTCGCTGGGAACCTACGTTTTTATAAAGACAGGTCTTGAGGCTATCAAAATCAGGGAAGCGTGGCGGAGCGCCACCGCCGGTGCTTCCATTCCAGTTGCAGGTTATAAGAGTTCCAGAAATAGCTGTAACAGTTAAATCAACTGCATTAAACCATGTGGCCGTGTTCTCAGTCGTATTTACGACTACAAGTCGCAAGATATTACCAACGCCAAAACCAGTATTGACGTTTGTAGTAATTTTGATCACGGGAGGAATCGACACAAAATCAGTCTCTATAGCATTAACTTTGTAAGGCTCATGTGAGAAGTCAAAGATAGATTGCTTTATCTCTAACTCTGTCGATCCTGGAGAAATACCGAAGGTACGGCCATACACGCCATTTGTAATAAGCTGGACATTTAGAAAGCCGCCATCTGGAATCTCATCAATATAGAGCAAAGATCTATTCGCTAATATCGTTCTTGCCTCCAAGGTTGCTAGCTCAAAGCCAGCCTGGGTAGCAATGGATGTTGAAGCTGGAATTGCCTTTCCAATGACACCACCAAAGTAAACATTAACAGAGCCGCGATAGCCTGGATTACGAACTGTATTCGTTATGCTTCCGATATTATCAAGGCTTGTACCATAGGCGGTAAGCGGATATTGGCTATCGTAGACTGCCTGGAGTCCTAGCCAAAGGCTTTCCAACTCAAAGGCGATAACATCTATAAATTGACCGACGCGGCTAGAGGGTGTTGTATCAATATTTTGACCGAACCTTGCCTTGATCGCATTTGATATTGCTACCCTGATTTCTTCCACTGTCGCAGGAACAAAACCAGCAGCGGTTAGTCCAGCCATTAAACACCCCCTAATGATACTTCGACGATATCAGAAATTGCTTGTCCACCGTCTACTGTTACAACAAATGACACTGTTAATGTCCTATCCGAGCTACGTTGAAAGCTCAAATCATCAACCGTCTGGACACCAGCCGTTTGATCGAGTATCTGCCTAAAGATCGTATTGAGTTCCTCATCTGATGGTTTACTATCGCCAAGTATGCGCTGATAGTAAGGAGTTCCCCACACTGGGGAAAGCTTATCATCAAGGAACCACTCGCCAAGCCATGTTCGGAAATAACCGGCTATTCTACTTTTGACCGTTTCACCAAAGTTATAATCAGAGGTAAAAACTAAGTCGCCACCCTTAAACACAATATCGTTTGATCCATCAACATAGATATCAGCCATTATTTAACCTCCAATTTCATTTGAGTTAGAGCCTGAATGATAGCTGATATATCCGTGGCCAAAGGCGCTAATATTGGACCTGCTGATACAGGACCGCCAGCTACTCCTGGAGGTGCAAGCAAGGTTCCTTCAAATAATCCTGACTTAACAAGATTTGCTAGGTTCAATACCAGATCTATAAGGTCAGGATTCATTGGCTTTGTTCCAACTACCTTGGGTCCAGTTGGGTCACCAATAAAGATCTTTTTTCCAGAAATGATAGTTCCAGTTTTTTGTAGCCTCAAAGCTGGACTTGATTTTCTTTTAGTGGTTGGGAAAACACAAGGAATCGCTATCGCATCATTGAAGTCAAACTTTCTGCCTGAGTTCGGGGTATCGGAACTTCCGCCACCAGTCCATTTATCAAGACTGCGCTCACTAAAGACGAGTAGAACTTGATCGCCTGAACTTACTTCCCAGGTGAAGCCACCTTTCTGACCGGATGGGAAAATAACCGGAACCCCAGTTATTGCCGGATATTCCAAAATGGTTCCAGAGCGAAGCTTGCGCTTCATATCAATCTGAACTTCACAGGTTCCAGTTGAGGCATCGTAATTTTTGACTGTTCCTGGAAGTGCGGTATGGATATTTGCTATATTGTAGTCAAACGTAGCTTGAAGCACATCAACTAGATTGGTTTTTGTACTCATAGAATAAATGCCTTTACTTTCGTCGTCCATCTACCGCTATGGCTATTCCCAGAGTGCTCGATATGCTCTATACGGTAAAGCTTATTTTGCGAGATATCGGCGCTCTCTAGTTTAAGAGCTCCACCAATAGTCATCGCCGGGTTTAAAACAGTTTCGATATCCACACCATTTCTGGGCTTCTTATCGTCGCCGATTTCTACAACATTTTTGGCATATCCTATCATACCAGTTTCAGCGCTTACCACTACTGGTTGCTGACTGTTATAACCCTTTTTTGGGATAATTCGCAGGACGGCATTGTCGATAGTATAGAAAGCATCGGCATCTTTGCAGTAGTCATCCAGTAGAAGCCACATATCTTTCTGTTGATTCATAGCAAAGTCGTAAATAACCGTTGGCTTCCCAACCGCGATAGGCTGGGCAAGAGTTAAACCTGGACATTCAGATATCATCTGTGAAGTTATTTTTCTCAGGACGTTGAGAATGTTTTGCTTCTTAGGAGTCTTAAGAGAAATAATATCATTCTTAGGGTTCTTAGTTCCTATCCTGCCATTGAGCGTTATAGTCACCGAGCTATCTGCCCCTGATCTCTCGTAGGAACTATGATCAATACCGCCAGCGAAAACAATTCCTTTATCTGCTCCATAACCCGCTTCCAGCATGATTTGCCCGCCCTTTTGAATACTATTCACCGTATTTCTGGACGGGTTCATTATCTTTAAGCTGCATGAATTGGGTTCTTTAGTAGATGTCTTTTCAATCTTAAACTCTATAGCGATACCAATCTCACCGTCTGTCTGTTCCCAAACAATCGGTGCTCCAGTTGATGGAGTCAAAGTTAATTTATAGGTTCGGTTATAGTACATCGCTTATGCTCAGATAAAATGGTCCAACCGAATCGCCAAAAGTTAAATAGTCTGGATCTCTATTTTCATTCTTTACATCAAAAATGTATATATCGCCTAGCTGCATAAAGTTAGGGATCATGAACCTATATTTTAAGCCTGGAACCCCTAAGAGACAAGGCAGACCGGCTAAGATAATCTGCTCATCAGACCCAATGATATCCACATGCCAAACATCAATTCGCTTATTCCACCTGAATCGCAAAGAATAGTTTTCACCATCAGGCGAGAATGGAACTGTATAATAAGGTGACTCGTTTATCGGTATAACGATTGATGCTAAGCTCATTTTCTAACCCTCTCCAAGTAAGACTTTTGCGAAGCATAACCCGATGTCACAGATGAGCTATTGTTAGCAGCCGCAGTTCCCGATTTTTCATTTACTACCGGCCCCGATGGACTTTTCGCATCGGCGCTAGGCTTAATCTGACCAATGAAAGGAAGGCTAAATCCGCCGCTGCTCTTAAGCTTAACCATCCTTACTTCACGAAGACTCATACTGATCGAGATAGCTCCACCAGTTTCCTTATTTCGAGTATGGCTAAAACTTTCGATGACAAAGGGAACAGGATTAGTTCCAGACTTTGTTTGTTTATAATAACCCTGCCTTTTGAATTTGGTCCTGACGAGAAGTGGTTGCCCTGTCTCAGCCCATTTAGTGAGAAGGTCATAGGTCTTCTGAGTTTTACTCTCAAGCCCAGCCATCTGTCCCAAAGCTGTCCCGCCTAAGCCGCCAAGGGAAAGCGTCTCGACATAGGATAGTGACGCATCGGAAACAATTCCAGATACGTTTAGGGTAAAGGCTAGCTGTTGAGCATGTTCTGCAAACTCGCCGCCACCTTCGATTGGATAGTTAGTGACTGATATAGCTCGCTGCTCGGACTCTTGAACCAGGGCATCCATAGCGAACACTGGACCCTTTTCCTCTTCGAGAGAGCCCTTGGTAGAACTATATTTTAGAGGTGTCAGGGTAAAGCTTGCCTTGGTAAAGATATCTTTAATGACTGCGCCTACGCCACCGGCTACGATATTGGTAATTGATGAAGGTTTCACGCTTTACTCCAATGGCTTCATCGCTGAGGCAGCGGTATTTAGTTGTCTGACTAAATCATCTCCATTTGTAACACTATGAACCTGGATATTCTGATTGATAGTCGTCGATGCCCCTGATGATGGAGCAACGTAATTCTGGTAATCTGGGACGCCTCTGGATTTTGCGTATTCAGGCCAGCTCACCGACATGGGTCCCCCTGAAAGACTAGAGAAAACATACTCAGCCGAGGCTCCAATCGTCTTTAGGCTATTACCCAAGACGGCGTTATAAGTACCTTCAAGGATACCGGCTCCAACCGCATAACCTAGTTTCAAGCCAAGCTGGCCAAAGAGAGTCGATGTTTTAGGATCAGATACCCATGAAAGGACAATTTCCGTGATCTGACTCAGGGAAAAGCGGATCATTTCAGCGAATCTATCAAATAAAGTTCCACCTCGATCCAGCTCAAATAAGCCAGTCAAAGCATTCGGCTTGCCTTGCAAGAATAGAATGAACTCTTCGATCCAAGCGGCAGCTACTCCGATATTGTACCCAATATCATCAGCAAACTTTTTAAACTGATCGGTATCGACGAACTCCCTCATGCTCGCCGTTATGCTCTCGATGAAGGGTCGCAATTCCCTTATGATCGGGGCTCCCAAAGCTTCCTTAAGATCGTCCCAGGCTTTCGATAGCTGTAGAACTTGGCCTGAATAGGTATTAAGAGCTGCTGCCGAAGCTCCGCCGAAAGTCTTATTGACATAATCAATCGCTGCCCCAGCCTTAAGCTCTGCTTCGCTGAAGTCCTTAAGATCGGGCAAGATCCTTTGGAGGGCTCCAGCATTGCCAGAGAGCGACTTATTGAGAGCCAGGACGCTATCGCTCAGGCTAGCACCCTTACTCACTGCTAGATCAGCCGCTGTCTGGAAATACTTCGATATCTCATCGGTCGTCCATCCGAGACGGAGTGCCAATGTTTCGGCTGCCATGATCTCGTCATCGGTAAAGGTCGTGGTTTTGACGAGTGAGTCAGTTAGACTATCGAGAGCTTTCTTGGTCGTGGTTACTTCAAGGCCAGCGTTACGAATTGCAGCCTCAAGAGCAACGATGCTTTGCTCTCCTTCGGCGGCCTCGGCGATGACGTCCCTGGCGAAAGCAATGCCTAGCTGGGTTAACTCCCTAGTCAGGAATGAAACAGCATTGGCAGCAAGGTTTCCTGCAAAAGAAGCAAAGGAAAGTAGAGACGCCGAAACCTGCCCAGTTTTCTTATCTGCTTTATCAGCCTCGTCGCCTACCTTATCAAATGAGTCTGCAATCTTTTCCAGCATGGCGCGAGCCTGCTGGCCACCCTCGATATTTATCGTAAAAACTAGATTCTCAAGGTCTTTTGCCACGCGCCGCCTCCGCTTCCATTCGGTCAATCTCTGCCATATGGTCCTGCATGTCTAAAATTTCGTGCATGTCCAGAAGATCGTCTACGCTCATTTGATACAGTTCGGTAAAACGACAAAGGCCAGCTATCACTGGCCTCCACAAAAACAAGTCAACTTTGCTTTCGGTTATATTGTACTTACTCGCGCCATTTATTGACCTACTTTTGCTGAAGCGTTTTGGAGTCCCCGCATTAGCGGAGAAAAAAAACCCCCAAAATTATACCGCACGGCCTCGGTAATGACTAAAACGGTAAAGCCATAGTCAGCTAGATTATCATTCGACCACTTCTTGCCATCGACTAGAACGTCAGAAGTCAGGGATCGAATGAGAGTTAGCAGCTCATCCTCGCTCGTCGTTGCCATAACCTTAGCTATGCCGCTGCCAAGTTCACCTTTGGCTAGGCTGTCGATCATAGGTCCAGAAACCTTTGCCAGACGATGGATGATGCGCCATCCATCGACTGCATTGATTTTTCCGAACGATACTTCACGACCTTCTATTTCTTTTGTGTGCAATTGATTCACGTATTACCCTTAAGGACTATAGTTAGCGCCAGACTGTGTCTGACCACCGAGGAAAATCTCGATGTTATCTGTCATAATGGACCATGCCCTATCCTGATGTGTCTTGGCAAAGACAATATCTGGAATCTTTGCAATAAACGCCGTTGGAGCGGACATTACCGTATTGCCAAGGTTATCTTTAATTAGCAGGGGAAAGATCCCAACCGATCCAAGACGGTCGGCTGTAGCGATCTTGGAAAGGTCATCGTTTGATGGGCTTCCCTGCTGAAGAGTAAGCGTGATCGTTGCCGAGTTATCGTTACTCTTAACGCGAGTAGCTTCACCATCAGCACCAACCACCATAGTAAAAGCATCGGTTGCCCGAGAAATGGAAATCATCGTCTCGGAGAAACCTTTGATTATGTACGGGCCAACGATCACAGATAGCTGTTTAGGGTCGAATGTCCAAAGCATATGTTCCACCTTTCATGATTAGACGACTACTGTTCCCTTGATCAAAACACGCTGAATAGCGCCTGCTGTATAGGCGATAAACTCGACATTCTGAAGCAAGCGAGCTGCCTTATCAGTTGCCGGAACATCGCGAGCCTTCGGAGCACTAACAACTGGAGCTGGATCGTTTGCCAAGTACCCCTCGGCAACGCTTTGTCCTAAACGGCCATAAACTGCATTGACAATGATGTTGATACCATCGTCTGTATATGGAACCTTTTCAGCAGCAATGAGGGTGGCGTAAACATCTTCCTCCATCCTAGCTTCGAGATAGAGGGCACCAATATAGGTGTCAATAAATCCGCTGGTTGCTCCGTTATAAACGGTCCCGTTGTAAGTAATCTTGCGACCACCAACTTCTGGATACCAGTTAACGCCTTTGCTTCTGAAAGTTGTTTCATCGGCAACAGCAAGGCCGGTCGTAGCCTGAACGCCTTCAAGCTCTTTGAAAGCTGCTGTATAGGAACCAGGAGTTCTAGCCAGAATAGCTGAAGCGGCTGCAACGTCGATATAGTCCAATGGGCTAGTCGAGCTATACCACACTGAGGACCAGTTGCTTGTCGCGGATGGAAAGGAACTTTTGGATGCCAATCGGAAAAATCCATATTTCTTGTTAGCGGCCACCCAAGGCATCGCATTGTCGATAGCAGCAACGCTATCGTTTTCCATAGTTAGACCGAACCATGCGTTATTCAAAAGCGCAATCTGAGTTAGATCCGTTGCCGGAGCATTCACGTTACCGCCAGTAGCATTGGCTACATAAACTTTTGGAACGCGCGGGTTTTGGGCAAAAGCAGCCGTGAGCATTTTTTGAACAGGTGAAGCTGTAATGATATCTGTATCAGATAAGGCTTGAGTCAGGCTTGTGTACTCTTTAACCTGATAGGTTCCAGCAGTTGTCCATCCAGCATTGAAACTGGTGGCCTTGCCCAAAATCAAAAGGCTATTGAAGCCCTGCCTGGAAATGGCACTCGTGCTTACTTTCACTTCTACGTCTACGATATCCACTATCTGGACCATGCCTAACTCCCATCATGGTTTGTTTACCCATAAAATCGGTGTCACGTCATCGAAGTAACCAACACCATCTATGTCGCTGCCATCCTGTAAAGCAACGGCTAGAACCATCTCCATCTCTGCCCTTGGTTCATAACTATTTTCTACGATCTCAGAGCTTAGGACAACTTCACCCGTTCTTAAGATCGAAATGGAGTTATTGAGGCTCATTGCTTCGCGTATAGTTAGTTTCTCGAAACCAGAAGCGCAGCGAGCACCTTCAATATAAGCTTCGCTTCCGAACCAATGCAGTCTAACATTCAACTCCCGAAACCCATACTGTCTGTATGTGCCGGAAGTCAGCGAGCCTGGATCGGTTTCCATTGTAAACCAATCATTTATAACTGGTCCCCAGGATAAAAACTCTATGGCAGTGTAAGGTAACTTTGGGCGAGGCGCATCAGGATACCAATAGATTACCTCTGTATTTGACCCTGCGAGTAAAACGCCTTGCCGTACTGAGTATTGAATTTCTGCCCATATTTTCATTTAATCTCCCTCACACTATAGCCGATAGACCGCCTCAGTTGCCCTGTGTCTACCAATGGTGTTCCGGAGCGATGTTTTAAGGGCTTCCAATTATTGTTGGTAAAGGTTAGACGCACATCTCTTTGCATGAGAGCGCCATACTGCAAGAGGGCTTTCCGATAAGTCTGCTCGTCTACAGAAGTTTGAACTAACTTGATAAACGCCTCGGTCCATTCTCGTCTTTTCCGCTTATACGTGGAGATGAGAAATGACCTTTTCGGGATCTTTCGAGTGCCAAACTCATGATAACTCCCAACCTCTGCCACGGTCGGGGTTCTGGCATTTCTACCACGTGGCCTACGATGCACTCCGCGTTCGGAATGCGAGGATTTTTTTTTGTCGGTAGATTTTACGGGCGTTCCTTTGGGATCGCTCATGATACCTACTTGAATTTCAAACGGACGAGCAATAAGCGTCTTTATGAACGCTTCATTTGCTTTGTTTTTTGTCCGCTTGACTCCCATTACCAGCCTCTTACCAGTTTATTCTGATCCGTATCTGTTAAGATATTATACATCTCATCTGTCAGGTACTGAGCATCAATATAGTTCGGAACATTCGATGGTGGGAATGGCAACATATTCTGCCCAATCAGCGTTACCCGATAGTGAGGCATAAGGTAATTCCATCGTTCCCATGCTGTCATGAACCAAAGCTTGCCTTTGATCTCAAAGAATACACTGTCCTGACTTCCAGCCTGTATGAGCTGAATCGTATCCTCATTGGTAAATAGAACCAAGTTTTCAATATCCTGGGTTCCCTCACCATTAAACTGACGAAGATTTGATGCTGGGTTCTGAACCGATGCTATTATCGACTTCTCTTCAAGCGTTCCATATTCCCAACGACCGGACAAATACTGGCAGTTCCGAAACCATTTCATAGTAACGGTTTCCTGGCACCATGAAGGTATTATCCAGTGCAGCATAAAACCTCACGCTTCCGGCTTAGCTGGCTTAGGAGCTTTCGGAGCAACTGGCTCTGCATCAGGTATCTTTTCCCAAGCTGCTATAGAGCCGAACTTTTCCTGCGCTTTTAGCAGAATCTCCCACTCAGTTTCTCCCTCGAAAACTTCCGATGAAAAGACTGAAACGCCAGCTTCGTAGTCAACTTTGCTTACTTTATACTTCATGGATTACCTGCTTTCGGGGATGACCAATGGCGAGCACCGATATCATGGACGTCTTTGGCATCGTCTTTATTTATAATTTCAACAGCAACTCCGTCGAGATGCCAACTACGATTTAAAGCCACAGGATAATCCAAAGCCCAAACATCGTAGTTACGAACTACCGGTTGTCCGTTGACTGTCTCAGTCGTTTTAATTGACCAATTAGGCATAAAAGCTCCTTAAGGATAAGCGGGACAATGAAGCTTAACTGGAGGACAACAAAAGAGTTCCCCCGTAACCGAGGGAACCGCCTTGAACGACTTAAGGAGCAAAAGCCACTGCTGTCCGAATGTCGTGAGCATAAGCCAATCCGTTGGAATGCCAATTGAAGACGAGCTAGCAGAGCTACTGCTATGCCCATAACTTCGAGAGACGTTTCCGACTGTCTCGCTCGTAACAGGCCCAGCAACAGTGGCCGATACCCCTGGAACGACACCACCTGAAGATCCTGCTTGGGCTGCTGAAACGCCCCACAGCGTATAGTAGTGTCCCATTAACAAAGCGATCCCAAGCTTGTACTTCTCGTAAGGCCAAACAGCCGAGTTCATGAAGGTACTAGCAAGCTCTCGAACGATGGTAAACTCATTCGGGTCGCTAGTCCTTGCAGTAAACATATAGTTCGTTACCACATCGACATAAGCCGGAGTCACATCATCGAGAGCGCTCATAAAGACCTCAAGAAATCGTTATTGTTTGGCTGCCTTCGGGTACTTTTTTCATTTCCTTAAGCTGCTTATCAATCGCGTTGCGAAGCGGTCGAGGTGCATCATCAAGCCATGATTCGAGCAATTGGATATTGTAGGTTTTAGCTACAATAGCAGCCGAAAGCTTTTCTTCATGGAACTTGATATCCCCATACTCAACAAGTTCTTCAAGACCACCCCAGTAACCATTCTTTTCCAAGTCGGCTTTCTGGGCATCAGTGACGCGATTGATTCCAGGATACAAAAGAATACCACCACAATAGACAGCACGAGCTTGAGTGTTTTCTACAAACATTTAGATTCCGTTAGCTTGTGCCACGGACTTCGGAGCCCAAAGCACCACGCCAGCGGTCCGTCCATGACAAGGAAATTCATACATCAAAGCTTTCTCTTGAGCTGGCAAGACTTCAAAGTCTTGAGCAACTTCAAGCGTTACTTTGTCGGGGTTACGATCATAAGCAATCATCACATCAGTTGAAGATGCCCCTGCGCCTTTCAGTTGATAGACTGGGATAACGGCTGTCAGGAAAGGGTTAGAGGCAAGGACAAACTCCAAGATCGTTACATCAGAACTCGCCGCACGTGGAGTCGTTGCGATCTTTGTATACTGCGCCTCTGGCAAGAGAAGCGTGTTAGGCGTCTCGACACCGTTAGAAGCGGTTCGGATTGCTGCAATCGTGTCCGCAATATCCTTAATAATCTCATCCGCCGTCTTCGTAGACCAAAGCTTAGAGCCACCTACCGCACCGTTGGCTAGAGTAACGCTATTAGTGTTAGCGTTGTTAACGAAACCAGGAATGCCAAGGTTAGCATCGCCAAGCAAAGCCAGATCGTTTTCCTTTTGCAGATAAGCATAGCGAGCTACGTTAGCCAAACGCTGCTCAAGACCAACACCAGCGGCTCGCGCTGCACGAATATCCTGGACCGAATAACCGAAAGCCACGCCAATAGCGTAGATCTTGCGGGTATCGGTTCCAGAACGGAACAATGCCACGTTGGGCAGATCGTTTGCATAGTAGTTAATGATCTTGGCAGAGCCTACTTGATCGTAGTTATGAACCACGACATAGGCTGCCGCTGGGTTAGATGAATAACTAACAGGAAATAGGCGGCGAGCGAGCAACTCCGGATACTTTTGGTCCATCATTCGAGACTTTACATACTCGATCTCAGAGCAAAGGAACAAAGAAAGGTCTGCGTCCAAATTTACGAATTGTCTAAATGCCGACATAGCTATATCTCCAAATTTTAAATTTTATTCCCAGATAAGTTCGAGGCAAACGATTGCATCGGTCGCACCGGCAGTTACAAATTTGCCTTTAACATCGACGTTTCCGGTCGAGGTTTTTCCAAACTTACCGCTTGCAATGACGAAATAAGCTGGATCGTCGATAGCCACTGCCTCAGAAGCTTGAACATAGACACGACCATAACGCATAACTGGCGCACAATCGCCTTTAGCGTAAACGGCTGTTACTGGTCCGCAGGTACAAGCGCATCCGTAATAGGTAGCGATCACAACACCTGCTGACTTATCAGCGGCTGCGGATACCTTGATTACGTTGCCGTTCGCATCCCACTTGACGACCTGGGCCGGACTAACACCGTTAGTCTCTGCCACCATGCAGCTATCAATTTGCCGGAGAGCAAACTGTTGAGCCAGCATCCCAGCCACGCCAATTGCCATTGATGAACCATAAGTTAACTGAGCCATACGAAGTACTCCTATCGTTTATTAAGCTTTGTAAGCGTTTCGTGCCTGTTCCTGCATCTTTGCGCGAGACTTGGCATAGACTGTTTGCCAGGAGTCCTCTCCGCTATCACCTATCACAGCCTTAGACATAGCAGTCTCGGTTCGCCGAGGCTGTGAGGGTCGCATGGCGTCCTCGCAAGCGATCTCAAACCGCGCAGCTACATACTCATCAGAACGACCAGAAAGATCCAACTCAGGTCGGATCGTCTTGATTACCTGTTCCATGATTTCTCGCTCGGTAGAATCAGCTAGAGCCACTTTTGGTCCAAGGATTTGCTGTGCCTTGATTTCCAGGCCAACTCTTTTTTTGACGGCTGAAACAAATGAATCAGCGTCGTGGAATTGAGCGACCTTGAGTTTTTCCGAGAGTTCATCACGCTCGGCTTTCAGGCGCTCGTGGGCATCTCGAAGGGTTTTAAGTTCTTCTGCGTCCGTGTTCACTACTTGGTGCTGATCCATTGCCTTTTCCTCAAAGTTTGATATCCCATCACAAAGCGCATGGAGTTCTGCTTGTGAGTCTTGGATGATTCTACAAGCCGAACCTCCCCGCGCTTTATCGACTAGGGATAAATGGTTATAGCGTATTTGCCGTTGCACTGCATCATAAGGTTGACCGTTAAAAACTCCAGGAGTTTCATCAAGCAAACAAGTATAGCCAAGGCTTATTTCCCGCTTCTTGCCCGTTTGAATCTGGTCGATAGTCTTACGATCAAAGAAAACTATTTTGGTCCTGATATAGTCAGGGCTTTCTATTGCAACGTCATCGAGTTGAACTCTTATCGGGGTATCGGCCTGCCAGCCTACGATCCAATCCTTAGCGTTATCTGTGTTCAAAAGGTTTACTGGTGGATGATCGTTGGTAGCTGGAAGCCCATGAAGTGATGCCATTGTATCGTCTGCAAAAACTTCATCGGGATGCCTGAGCTGCCTTTGGATTTTTACGGTCCCATCTGGTGCCATATCAAAATAGGTAAAAATTCCGGTTCGGGTAAGGTTAGCTTCAACAGGCAAAAAGCCGTTTGGCAGAAGCTTTGAGCTTCCATCGCTTAGGACTGCATAGTCATGTCGGACGATCTGCTTCATGAATTATTTGCTCCACCATTATCAAAACCGCAATTATTCTACATTCGGAATATCAGTTTGTGGCACATCGTCCGGTGGCGGAGGCTCAATTGGTGGAGGCGGTGCTAACTCGATCTTATCTACAGCGCCCAGATCATTCAAAGCAATGGCCCTAGCCTGCCCTTCGTCGTCCGCTTCGATATCTTTGGTCGTATACATATTCACAATTTTATAAGCGCGATAAATAGGCATTTTACACACCATCCATGCTTGGCCTAAGACCTTTCATGATCTTGGCTCGATATTCCTTACGAGTCTTTCGAGCTGCTTTGCGAGCCTGGGAATAAGCAATAGCCGCTGCTTGTTCTTTAGGTCTGCCCTCACGGATCAGCTCCGCTATGTTTTCACTTATGGTTTCTTGGCTATAACCGAGAGATAGTGGCATATTAAACCTCAAAAGTCTATTCCCTGAATCAAGTTAACCGCGACACATCGGCAGTTCCAAGGTTGTCCAGGGTAGGTTGGAGCTCCGTTGTTATAAGCTGGGTCGCTTGCTTGAGGAATCACCCTGCCTTTAACATATGAGCTTTTGCCGTATTGTATCTCCGTTGGTGCCTTAGTGCTAGGGTTCCAGGCGAAAACTTTTTGGTTCAAACTTTTATGCGTCGGGCGCACCCTTTCATCCTCGGCGGTCTGCCACATATAGATTTCAATACCGGCTTCTGCTGATTGCCTCTTATCATACTCCCCAATTACGGTTGAGGTCGCATTACGGGCTATAAACTTGGCCTTATTCAAAGCCTTTGCCGCCTCGCTATTCTTTGGAGAATCAGAAACGACTGCTGCCCCAGACTTGGGGGCGGATGTTCCTAAAACGGCCCTGGCGATGCTTTCCCATCGTTCCCCAGCCGACACACCATTAAGGACACGAGAGGCGATAGCCGTTCCCCCGGCTGCTTCCTGCTGGACATATAGGTCCAATCCAGTCTGATTCGCCGATCTTGTTTGAATTGCCGCTAGGTCTTGGGACATTCCAGCAGAAAGGGATGATACTAAACCCTTTGATGCTTCAATGGCTCCTTTTAGGTTTTTTTCATTGGCAGCAACTGTTATCTGAGCCTGTAGGGTTTTCTCGAAATTCTTCTGGCTCTTTAACCTGATATTTTGAAATGTCTCGGCAGTGGTTTTTTGTAATTTGCCAAGATTAAACTGCGATTGCATAGCCCCTGTTATCTGCTGAAGTAGCTGACGAAGCCTATTCTGGTCGGCCTCGCTTGCATCGAGTGTGGTTCCAGGAACTAGAGTTTTCAGATAGGGCAAAATATGATCAATAAAAAGCTGGAAGTAAAGCTTATAAGCTTCCTTTGACTCGCGCTCCATGCGAGCGAAGTCGATATCGTATCGCTTTTGAATATCGGATTTTTTAACTGATGATTTCTTCTTCGCCATTTACTAGTCCCCGAGCTAGAAGAGTTTCTTCCTCTTGTTGAAGTGTTTCAGGTGGCTCTGGCTGCTCGTTACGTACCTCCAAGTCCTCGAACTTGGTGGATTCCAGCATCTCATGCTCGATAGTTGTATCAAAGCTATACTCGCCACTTCCAAAGCGAGACTTCGCTACTGTGTTGGGATCGTAAACGCCTTTCTCGATATAGATTGCGTCGATATCAGCTTGAACTTTCCGGGTAGATATCTTTGTGGCTTCATCAGTTTGGTAAAGAGCCCTAAAAACGAAAGTGAAGCCTTCAGGCTTGTCTGGAGCATCATTTTGCAGAAATAATAGCTGATGCAAATAATCCAGAGGTCCACGCAGGTTCTGCTCTTGAGCGGCTTTTACCATATCATAGTAATCATTGAGTTCACTTCGACCTGTTGCCCCAAGACCCGATGGTGATTCACCGAGCAGACGGGTATGGGGTATTCCTGAGCCTGAGACAAGGCGATCAGTCGTCATGCGCAAAAGTTCGGCTAGGCCAGCAACTGATGCGCCTACTGTGTCAAACTCATCCTGTTTATCGAGTATAACTGCTCGCGCAATCGAACGAGAAAGGTTCACAGTTTCAATTTTTTTCATGACTAGCTGTTCCTGATCCATAGCCAGTGCTTCAGCTAGTCCCTCAACTTTGAAAACTGGCTGATTGAAATCAGTCATCAAAGTCGCGACCGAGTCATAACTAGTCGAATAGTTTCGGATGGACTTATAAAGCTTTGCATAGATAGAATCATTCCAATAACCATTTTGAGCGTATAGACGAGTTGGCAGTTTCTGACCATCAAACCGCAGAACGCGGGAGTAGTGGATTCTTAGCATGGTGGCATCAGTCCATGAGCCAGAACCAATGCGAAAATTATAATAGGCGGGTTTCCCGAAATCGGGATCGTCGAGGTTAGTGATTAAATCGGCTTGATCGACTTGAAACTGCCAACGGTCAAATACTACCATTGAGTTTATCCTGTCGACACTCTTCATATCAAGAGGTTCTGACGCATCTTTTCCATCGGATACAGAAAGGTAAATAAGACTGCCACCATACACTCTTGCTAATGTCCAAGCCCAAGCAATCTGCTTCCAGACATGAAGTCTATCAAACTCACCATCGAGATATTTGGTTATATCTCCAGAATCCTCGCTTGGTATAATCCAGTCAATACCTTCCCTGGTTCCATCATCGGGGACTATCGAAGCAATTTTTGAACCAATATCATCGGCTGCAAAGATTGCCTCGGCATTTGTTTTATCTAGTCCAACCCACATCGGCCTCGCGTATGATTGCTTATCTAGGTTAGTACCAACACCGGACAAAACATTTGCCCAGCCATCAGATATGACAACCCGTTTTGGACTTTTTTGTTCTTTATTCCTCGATAGCAGTCGATCTACCCAACTCATAGTTGCCCCATAGCTTGAAGGCGTCTAAGCCCTGTTAGTTTATTCCAATGCTGAAGACCTTGGCTAATCGCGTCAACTATATCATCATTGGCTCCGTTTGGAAACGATTGCAGTTCATGGATAACCTCTTTAATCCAAGGCGCAAAACTTGGAAAGTGAACATTTCCAGCTTCAAATAATGGCGCTACAACATGAAGACGCTCATCTTTGCCAGACTCAGGTCGAACGGGTATGACTCTTGATATCTGGGATTTTAACATAGAGATAACGGCTGGACCATTTGCCTTGTCCTCTATGAGTATCGAGGTATCTGGGTACTTCGTTGTCATTGCCTTGATAGCTTCCATCGTTTGAACGATATCAGCTTTCTTGCGATAGCAGTCTATGATGTAGAAATCAGCTCCATGCTTCGCTATCACAATGCCTACAACATAGCTGCTTCCAGTCTCTTTAAAGGTTAGATCCCAGCTTTGAATCAGATCATTTGCTCGTTTTGATGATATATCGAAAGGCAGACTGGAGTAGTATTTGAGCCAAGCTTCCTTGATTATATTACCGCCCTCAATCGTCGGTGATTGCTGGTATAGAGCTGACCAAACCTTTTCACCAACTGATTTACGCACAGTTTCCAGATAATCAATATCGCCCTTGAACTCAGGCCATAGCGGATCGCCTTCACGTCTTTTATCAGATGGATGCTTGAATGGGTTATGTTCGACACCAATAGCGGGAATGGATATGACTTCCCATTGAGTTGCTTTTGCATCTCTTTGGGCCTCGGATAATAGATAGCCAGCAAGGTCTGCTTCATGCCATCGAGTGTGCATAATGATGATATGCCCGTTTAATGTGAGTCGTGTTTGCGCGACGGAGTTATACCAGTCGATTACTCTTGCCCTGGTTGTTTGGGAATAGGCTTGCTGGAGATCTTTGAAAGGGTCGTCAATGATGAATATATCGGCTGACTTTCCGGTCGTTGAGCCGCCTACGCCCACGCTGAACATTGAACCTCTAGCGTCAATGATCTCAAAATGGTTCGCTGTTCTCTTATACCCGCCACTTTTAACCACATTTTTATGCGATATGCTTGTTCCAGGAAAAATATCATCGTAAGTATCGGAGCAAAGTATCCTCTGAACGTCTCGACAGAAGCCCATTGCTAGATCGGCTGAGTATGATGCAAGGATAATGCGTAGATCAGGATTTCTGCCCAGCATCCAGGCTGGAAGCGTCCTCGAAACAATTTCACTTTTACCAGTCTGAGGCGGCATGAATATCATGATCCGCTTTTGTTTTTCATATGGCAGTCGTGAAAGCCTTTCACATATGACTCTATGATGCCAGTTGATCGAGTAATGCTTATTGATATAGGTAGCAAAGGCCAATAGGTTATCTTTAGCCAATCCCTTGAGATCATCAAATAATGCTTCGTAGATTTCCATCTCTAGTTTTTGTCTCTTACTTCCCATCTTCCATCTCAGCTAGTTCTTGTATAAGTCTTTGGTATTTTGCAATGAACGCCATTCGTTCTTCTGGCATCATTTGTTTGATAGCTTCTTTTCTACTATTTGATTCAGACTCAATGATATTTTCTTTTTTTGCATAGTAGTCTGGGAAGCGTCTACCCATCATGAACATGATCATTCCTGGGTGAGCATCCTTATATAAACTTCTTGGTTTTCCTGTAGCCTCGTCGATTGATTTATTCTGTCCAGTAGCAACAACTGCTGCTAATCTTTCCCACCAAGCTTGCGATGCCTCCTTTGCATTCTTCACAGCTAGGCCAAACTCTGGATACTGTTGAACCCAATGAAAAACGGTATCTCGGCCTACTTTTATCTGTGTGCAGAATGATGCCAAGGAGTAACCATTAGACATAACTTCGACGACTTTTTCACAGTACTCCGGTTTATACTTTGATGGCCTTCCAACTGGAGCGCCTTTTTTCGGTGGTCTTTTTGTTGGCATTAAATTACTCCTAAGCTAATAGCCAAACTTCAGAGGATTCTATGAAACTAGAGATGGTTGAGATTGATGAGCTTGTATTTGATCCTAATAATGCCAGACTTCACAATGAGAAAAACTTGCGAGCTATCAAAGGAAGCCTAGCTAAATTTGGTCAGCAGAAGCCGATTGTCATCAATCATAATAACGTAGTTATAGCAGGAAATGGTACTCTGCAAGCTGCTAAAGAACTTGGCTGGAGCGAGCTTTCCGTTGTACGTACTGATCTATCCGGCTTTGAAGCTGCTGCCTTTGCATTAGCGGATAACAGAACAGCGGAGCTGGCAACATGGGATGAGGAAATTTTAGGTAAGACTTTACAGGCTTTGCGTGAGGAAAGCTTTGAGATTGAAGAGATTGGGTTTGAACCAATTGATATGGAATGGAATGCTGACCTCGATAGGATGGAAGATCTTGATAGCGAGATGACTGGTCTAGATGAGGCAACCATAAAGGTCAAATGCCACAAGGATGATAAAGAGGAAGTGCAGAGAGCTTTGAAAAAAGCCATAAACGACCTAAATATTGCTGGTGTTACCATTGGATGAGATGAAGCTAAACCTTCTTGTCGCCTACCCATACTTCACAAAAGAAGTAGCTGCGGCAATTAAACGTAGAGAGTCCGAAATCAGGCTATTCGTTGACTCTGGGGCCTTTACGGCCTGGAAAGCAGGAAAGCCGATTGCCCTGGATGACTACTGCCGTTTCATTGAAAGCCTGCGGATAATCCCTTGGCGCTACTTTGCTCTCGATATCGTCGGCGATCCGCATGGCTCGATGCGAAACTACGAGCTAATGCTAAAGCGAGGGTTCAAGCCCGTCCCTGTATTCACCCGCGGCGAAGACCCATCAGTATTCGATGATTACTACAAAACGACCGACCTAGTTGGGATTGGTGGATTGGTTCAAACACCAAAAGCGATCAACTTCGTCAAGGGTGTCATGCAGAAGACGAGGGGCAGGAATGTTCATCTGCTCGGTTTCGGTAATGCCGATGCTATTGCATGGGCAAAGCCCTACTCCTTTGATAGCTCCTCATGGTCATCAGGAGTCAGATTCGGAGCCATCCATCTTTATGATCGTAATGGCGTATGGCTTAAGAAATTCACCTATGAAGACCTCCCGCGCCTATCTGAAAACCATAAGCGTGTCCTGGCTATTCATGGTTGCGAGCCTTCGCAGCTGGCGGATAGAGAGCAATGGAAAAACGCTGGAGACAATAAGCGGTGGCTTCAGATCATTCCTGCCAGGGCATGGGTCCGATATATGATCGACATTCGGTTGAAGCTTAAAAGTCATTTTTTCCTTGCTGTAACAAGCGAGCATCAAGCTAATCACATGATCAACGCATGGGACTATTGGAGGCCTAAGAAATGAAGGAAGCAGTTGTTCTGTTATCTGGTGGTATGGACTCGGCAGTTGCCCTAGCTCAGATGGTTGCAAATCATGGAAGCGAAAATGTCATGGCTGTATCATTTGACTATGGTAGTAAGCATAATGACCGCGAATATCGGGCTGCCGAGCATATTTCATCTTTCTATGACGTTCTGCATCGCCGTATCAATCTTGACATGGTTAAGGAACTCTTTGT